CCCCGAGAGACACACGGACACGTTATCCCGACATGGAGTAACTGAGTCATGGGCCAACGCGGACCCGCCCCAGCGCCGGTCGCGCTGAAGATCTTGCGGGGCGAGACGCGCCCCTCGCGGCTCCGTAGAGCGCCCGATTCTCATGTGACGCCGCCGACTAAAGCGTCTGATCTGTCAACTGCCGCCGCGCTCGTCTGGGATCGCATCCTCAACGTCACCGATCACATCGGCGAGCGGTACGCGGACACCTTCCGTCACTACTGCGAGACGACGGCCACGATGACCGCGATGATGCCCAAGGGATCGAAGGAGTGGCGAGAGCTTGCCAACGTCCACCGTCAGCTCGCGCGCGAACTCTGCCTCACCCCGGCGACCGGCGCGGCCCTCACCAAGCCGAAGGCGCCCGAGCGCAAGCTCGACCGCTACCTCGCGGGTTGACTGTGGGCGCCGGGCCTGCGGCTTCATCCAGGACCTGTGTCGGAACACGCTGGGACCTGACCGCGGCAAGCTGATCGTCCTCCGCCCGTTCCAGCACGAGATTCTCCACGGGCTATTCGACAAGGCCGGCACGCCTCGCCACCGCTACGGCTACATCGGGCTCCCGCGGAAGAACGGCAAGTCGACGCTCGGCGCCGCGCTCGCGATCTACGCCCTGGTCTGTCTCGGCCCCGCTTCGCACGTCTACTCCTGTGCCGGGGATCGCAAGCAAGCCTCGATCGTCTTCGATGAGGCGAAGCGGATGGTCCGCGCCGACCCCGAGCTGTCGGCACTGCTGCGCATCCAGCGGTGGCACATCGAGGGGCCGGCCGATTCGATCTACCGGGTGCTCTCAGCGGATGCCGAGCTGCAGCAGGGTCTCAACCCGACGTTCGTGATCTTCGATGAGGTCCACGTCCAGCCGAACCGCGACCTGTGGGACGCGATGGTCCTGGGCATGGTCCGGCCGGGAGCGATGATCGTCGGGATCACTACGGCGGGCTTCGACCGAACGACGCTTGCCTACGATCTATACGAACGCGGCAAGGCGGGCGAGTTCTATTTCTCCTGGTCTGAACCGGCCGACCCCAACTGCGACTGGCGCGATCCGCTGGCGTGGCGGCAGGCCAACCCGGCGCTCGGCGACTTCCTGCCACTGTTCGCGCTGGAGCAGGACGTCACCGTGACACCGGAGTCGAGCTACCGCCGCTATCACCTGAACCAGTGGACCTCGACGCACTCGGCCTGGCTCCCGCACGGCGCGTGGGGCGCGATAGAGAACGCGGCGCGGGTGTTCGACCCAGCGGTGCCATTCGTCGCTTTTGCCGATGGCTCGTGGTCACAGGACTCCACCGGGCTGGTCGCTGAGACGATCGACGAACCGCATCTCTCGGTGCTCGGCCACTGGCTGCCGGATCCCGAGCTCGGGCATATCGACATGGCGGCCGTCGAGAAGCGTCTCCGCGAGGTCCTGGCGATGCCGGGTTGCCGCGAGCTGGCGTTCGACTCGGCGCGCTTCCCTGACCTGTTCCAGCGGCTTGAGGCCGAGGGCTTCCCGATCCTGGCGTGGCCGACCAACTCACTCGCCCGGATGGTCCCCGCCTGTTCCGAGTTCTACGCCGCGGTCATGGAAAAGCGGCTGACTCACGACGGTGACGCACGGCTTGCCAGCCACGTCGCCAATGCGACGCTCAAGGAAGACCGCTATGGCTCGCGCATCGTCAAGGAAGCCAAGTCGTCCAAACAGAAGATTGACCTGGCTGTCTGTGCGGTCGGCGCGCACGACCGAGCTCGGGCATTGGCCGCTCAGCCCGTTGCGGAGGAGCCTCAATTCGCATGGGCTTGATTGACTCGTTCCGCAACTTCCTCGCACCGCAGCGCTCCATCGTCTGGCCCGGTCCGATGACCGGGGTCGACAACCTGTGGCCGTACAACTCGTTTGACGGGCACCAGTACGCGCTGGCGCTGAACGAGACGATGCGCAGCGATCGGGAGGAGATCGCCGGCGGGTTCATCGGCTACGCCAACGGGGCATACAAGGCCAACAGCGTCGTGTTCGCCCTGATGGCGACCCGCCAGATGCTCTTCTCCGAGGCGCGCTTCCAGTACCAGCGGATGCGCAAGGGCCGCCCCGGCGAACTGTGGGGCGATGCCTCGCTGGACATCCTGGAACATCCGTGGCCGAACGCGACGACCGGCGACCTGTTGAGCCGGACGATCAACGATAATGACTTGGCCGGCAACTTCTACGCCACCCGGCGGCGGAACCGGATCGTGCGGATGCGCCCGGACTGGGTCTCGCTCATCATCGGCAGCGATAACCCCGACCTGGACGTTGAGGCCGGCGATCTGGACGCCGAGCTGGTCGGGCTGATCTATTACCCCGGCGGGCGCTACTCTGGGCGGACGCCTGTGCCCCTGCTCCGCGAGCAGTTCGCGCATGTTGCGCTGCACCCCGATCCGCTGGCGTCGTACATGGGCATGTCGTGGCTGACCCCGGTCATTCGGGAGATCATGGGTGATCAGGCGGCGACCACCCACAAGCTCAAGTTTTTCGAGAACGGCGCGACGCCGAACATGATCGTCAAGCGTTCGGACTCCCTGTCCAAGGAGTCGTTCGCCGAGTGGGTCGCACTGATGCGGAGTCAGCACGAGGGGCTGGCCCACGCCTACAAGACGTTCTGGCTCACCGCTGGCGCGGATGCCACGGTGGTCGGCAAGGATCTCCAGCAGCTCGATTTCAAGGTCGTGCAAGGCGCCGGCGAATCGCGTCTGGCGGCGGCGGCGCGCATCCATCCGGCAATCGTTGGGCTGTCCGAGGGCCTCCAGGGCGCCTCGCTCAATGCCGGCAACTTCGGGGCCGCCCGGCGTCTGGTGGCCGACGGCTTTCTGCGCCCAGCGTGGCGCAACTTCGCGGGCTCCATGGAGACGCTCGTCCCGCCCCCGTCCGGTAGTCGGCTCTGGTACGACGAGTACGGCATCGCCTTCCTGCGCGAGGACCGCAAGGACGCCGCGGATATCCAGTTCGTCAAGTCGCAGACATCGCGGCAGTACATCGACGCCGGCTTCCTGCCCGATTCGGTCGTCGCCGCGGTCGATGCCGAAGACCCCAAGCTGCTCAAGCATTCCGGCCTGTTCAGCGTTCAGCTCCAGAAGCCGGGCGCCGGTCAGCCCGCTCCCCCTGCCCTGCCTACAGGAGGCGCCCCGTGAAGCCCGAAGACCTCGCCGCGGTTCCGCCCGCGCGCCTCCCGTTCCCGGTCACCCGCGCCCAGGCAGCAGCCATCGAATGCCGCGCTGAGGGCGACGGGATGCCGACGATGGTCGGCCATTTCTCTACGTTCAACGATTGGTACGAAGTCGACTCGTGGATCGAGGGCCACTTCCTGGAGCGCGTAGCACCCAAGGCGTTCCGCAAGACGATCAGCGAGAGTCGAGGCACGATCAAGGTCCTGTACGACCACGGCCAGGACCCGCAGATTGGTCAGAAGATCCTGGGGCCAATCGACGACCTGCGTGAGGATGCCGTCGGCCCGGCCTACGCGGTGCCGCTGTTCGACACGTCGTACAACCGGGACCTTCGTCCGGGGCTCGAGGCCGGTGTCTACGGCTCGTCCTTCCGGTTCAGCGTCGAGAAGGACAACTGGGACCAGTCACCTGATCCCTCCGAACACAACCCGGCCGGCTGGCCCGAGCGCACGATCACCGAGGCCCGCGTCTTTGAGTTCGGGCCGGTCACCTTCCCGGCCAACCCCAACGCCACCGCCGGGGTCCGGTCCACGACCGACGCCTTCTACCAGCGCAACCGCGACCCCGACCAGTTCGAGGCGCTGCTGCGATCCGCCCAACTCGCCCGCACTCCGGCCCCTGCCGGAGCCGCAGACCCGTCCGACGAGCCGCCGGCCGGCACTCCCGAAACGGAGCCGCCAGTCCCGGACACTCCGCGGACCGAACCGCTGCCGGACGGACCGGCAACCGAACCCCAGGACCCGCCAGACGGCGGGTCTCCTGATTCAAGGAGTGCAACCGTGGAGTACATCACCCGCGAAGACAAGGCGGCTCGGGTCACCGAGCTAGAGGAGATCATCGCCAGTCGGGCGGTCGCCTATCCGGGCGTCCTGGCCGAGGACGTTCAGAAGGCCGACGATGCGGACAACGAGGAACGCGATTCCCTCGTTGCGGACGTTGCCGCGTGGGATAAGCGGCAGGCCAGGCTCAAGGACTTTGCGAGCCGGGAGCGGAACACCGAGCCCGGTGAGGATCGTGGGGTCGCCAAGGCTGGCGGCGACAGCCCGTACGCCGATCGGAACCAGATCAACACACGCGATGTTCACAGCTTCGAGACCCCCGGCAAGTCGTTCGAGCAGCGCAACCAGATCTTCCGTGACGACGCGATGCGCATCACGGAGAAGGCCACCTTCCCCCATCCGGGTACGGACGCCAACGCGACGCGCGATCGGATCGCATGGCTGCTCGACAACCATGATTCGCCCAACAAGGAACTCGCCCAGCGGATCAAGGCGACGGGCAGCCCGCTCTATCGGCGGGCGTTCGAGAAGATCATCAAGGGTCGGGGCACGATCTCGCTGACTCCCGAGGAGCAGCGCGGCACGGCTCTCGCCGTGGGTGTCGATGGCACCGGTGGGTTCACCGTTCCCTTCGCATTCGATCCCACGATCATCGCCATCGGTGCCTGGTCCGGTGCCGTCAACCCCTACCGCCGGGTGGCCCGGGTCGTGCCGATCGTCGGCACCGATACCTGGAATGCCCTGACCTCCACTGCCGTTGTGGCCACCCGCACGACGGAGGCCGCGGTCACGATCGAGCAAGGTCCGACCTTCGCCCAGCCGCAATACATCGTCAAGCGGGTCCAGGGCCAGATCACTGCCTCGATGGAGCTGTTCCAGGACCGCTCGGACCTCGCCTCCGAGATGGCGACGCTGATCCAGGAAGCCAAGGACAACGAGGAAGAGACATCGTTTGCCACGGGTGCCGGCGCAGGTTCCGCATCCATCGGCGTCGGGCCGGTCAACGGCACGACGGGTGCCTACACCTCGATCACCACGGCCACCTCGGTCACCCTCGCGGCGGCCGATGCGGACGCGGTCGAGGCCAATCTTCCGGTGCGCTTCCGGTTTGGCGCCCAGTGGTTCCTGAACCGCCTGTCCATCCGCCGCTTCCAGACGTTGGAAACCGCGGGCGGCAAGCTGTTCGGCGGCCAGCAGTACCAGGCCGTGGGCATCCCCGAGCTCGATCGGGCCGGCAACACCGGTCTGCGGCTGTTGGGCTACCCGGTCAATGAGTCGCCCAGCCTGCCGACGGCCCAGACGGCGAACATCGTCATCGGGACGCTGCTCGCTCCGTCGTCGTACGTGATCGTCGAGCGGATCGGGATGTCGGTCAACTTCATCCCGTTCATCTTCGGCGCCGCCCAGGGCAACCTGGTCACCGGCCAGCAGGCCATCTATTTCATGTGGAGAAACCACGCCGCGCCGATCAACGTCGACGCCGGCCGCACGCTGCGCTACCTGACCTAGCAGTCACGAGCGGGGGCCTTCGGGTCCCCGCTCACCCATGTCCGGAGGAACACGTCAATGGCGAAGGCCGCCTACTACACGGTCGCCGAGTCCTTCGTCGGTACGCTCGACGGGGCCGAGGTCGAATACCACAAGGGCGAGGTCGTCGACGTCGATGATCCCGCCCTCGCCAAGTGGCCGCACCAGTTCGTCCAGTTGGTCGTGCGGGAGCACCGCCGAATGGTCGAGCAGGCCACGGCCGCGCCCGGCGAGCAACGAGGCCACGCTCTGAGCTCGGCCGACTTCCGGCCTGCCCGGCGAGGTGTCTGATGGCTGCCTATACCGGCATCGCAGCCACCACGGCGGCCGTCGCGAACCGCTACGTCACCACGACGAACATGATCGTCGGGGCCTACACCCTGGCCAACACGACGCCGGTTTGGCAGGGCGGCGCGTTCGTCACCGTCACGCATACCGGCGTCACCGGCACCGACACATTGGGCACGATCGTCGTCGTCGGAGTGGACCTGTCGGGCCAGACCCGGACCGAGTCGATCACGCCGCTGGAGGATACGGTCGCCACCGGGACCATCCCGTTCCGAACGATCACCTCGATCACCGGCGTCGGCTGGGTCATCAATGTCGGCAATGACACGATTGTCTGCGGCGTCGCCGCGGGCTCCATCGTGTGCGGCACCGGCGGGACCCTGTACGCCATCGTCATCAACGCCACCGCCGCGGCGACGATCGTCGTATCGGACAGCAAGCGCACGATCGCGACCCTTCCTTCGTCGGCGGTCGTTGGCCACTACATCTACGGCCCCGGCGTCGAGTTCGGGGGATTCCTGAAAGTGGCGACGACCAGCACCAATGACATCACGGTCATTCACACCTCGACCCTGCCGTCGACCATCGCCTAGGAGGTCCCGTGAGCGACGTTCGCGCCCGCCTCGGCATGCGTGGCGATCTCGCCATCCGCGTCATTCGCGCCCATCCCAGTCCCCGTCAGCGGCTCGCTGATGCT